ATTTATCCTCAATGACCGGGGAAGCGGTTACAGCGCTATTATTACTGTCGATGAGAATCTCAGCTTGCGCTGTGCTATCCTGAAGATAAGAAATAGGGGTGGTAGCATCGAAGTTTTGCATAATCGGGTGAACAACACCATCAGAACCAACCCATCCTATCTTAACCATACTCACAAAGTCGTGAGGTAACGGAACCTTTAATGTTTGAGGAACCTCAACTTCATACCCACGAATCTCACGAAGAGCGTCGTAATGAACTTCTTGTAGTCCACGTTTGGCGTGAAACACCACTTCATTACGGTCTATTTTGTTTATTAATTTATCATCACCCACATACGACAGCATAAAGTTGTTGACGATATCTGTCAATAGCATGTACTGGTATGTTCCCCAGTTTTCGTTTTTAGGAGCATTACCATTATTCTGATAGTACTCGTATTGAGTGATGTCTACGCCAACCTTTGCCATCTATTATAAGTTTTCTTTTTGGAAATCTTGATTTTCCATTTGTTGAGTAATTGCCACAACATCCTTCTCACGGATGTTAAGACCTGCATATCCGCATATCTTGATAACCAATTCAGTTTCGTCTGATGGAGGTAATTCAAAATTAACGCTACTATCTGGGTTGTAAACAGGGTCTCCGCCAATAGTATTGTACCCCCAATGCGGGTCTACTGGTTTTCTGACATAATTCATTTTAAGAGGTGTCTCAGCACCCTGGGGAGTAGCCGCAGTGTAGTATATGCTTAGTGGTCTAGCAAAAATCTTATTACCCTCTCTCTTGTAAACTGGGAATGCAGTTGTAGGAGCAGTTAAGTTGCTGTCCATTAACATTTCAAACTTGTGCTTAGCTACCTCCTGAACGACTTTACCACCGTATGTTACATTAATTAGCTTGTAAAAATCTGCAGGAATATTAAAGTAATCATCTTCACCACCCACACTCGGCGCACCTACATCTGTATAAGTAAGTGTACCGCTTGTAGAAAATATGTCAATCTTATTCTGTATGTGCATTACAGAATCGCCATAGCTTAGAGCCTTCTTTCTATTATTCTGTGAAAAAACAGCACGTGAATAGTCATCGAAGTATCCCTCGAAAATTTCGAGCTGTGCTTGTTTTGCAAAAAAGTCGTATTCAGATGGTGCTAGATATCCTCTGTTATCCTTGTTTAACAAGAACATCACTGTATTTCTGACGCTGTTTATCATGGGATATATTTTAAACAAAAATACAAAAAAAAAGAGGCCACGTTTAGCGGCCTCTTCCTAGTCCATGAGTTGTGGACTGTTTATGCAGACTATAGTAAGTTAGTTATTTTTTGCATAACATCCAAACCTTCGTCGGTTTTGAAAAACGCAGCTAACTCACTATATACATTTTCGCCATAAGGAGCAGTAATGATTTTCTGTCTCTTATCGTTGCCCCATGTAACTGTACGCTGGTCATCCTTAATATGAAGAACACCCATCTCTACAGCTCTAACCGCAACGTTTCTTAGCTTAATATTTTCATCGTTAAGAAGAACAAACACCTCAGATGGATTCTTCTTAGCCCATAATAACATATCACGCTTAAGCTCACTAGAGGTCATATTGCTGACTACTGCACCAGTATTTTTTAACGCTACTCTAGCAACAGCCTCAAGCTCATCAATACTCAATTCGCGAATTGCTAATTGCGCTTCTAGCTCAACGTTCATCTTTTCAAAAGATTCAATCGCCTCTTTGTCTTTATCAAACTCCTCAAAATCAACACCATACTTAGGGTGGATAAATAAGAATTTCTGTAGGTTCACATCATAGTCGTTAACCGTAAGTACGCCATTTTCAAATTCTATTGGCTCAAGAGTTACGTACCCATCCTGTTCGTCAATAAACGGGGAGACTTGATTTGATGCATAACGTAACGCACGATTTAAACGACCATCAAAAAATGTTAATGGCTTACGTGATGCGTGTTTTGTTTGTATTGAATAACGAAGCGGACTTTTATTGTCCTTAAGAATGAACACTCGCTTCTTTTGTTGGAAATCGGGTAAAACAGAATCATACCCAAAAGCATTGCTTTTTTTAGTTGACATTTTATTTAAGATTAGATTAAATTAAAAATATAGCCCCCACCCGAAGGTGGAGGCATATATAAGGGTTTACTTCAAAATCATGAAGTTGTTCGCTCCCATTACACAAAGCGCACGCTCTGATAAGAAGTGAACTTCCATGTTGTCTTTGTCGCTTGTCGCTGCACCACCGGCAGAACCAACAACCCAAGACTTGTACTTACGGTCTTCCATAGCAGACTGACGGTAACGAACGTGTAGGAAAGGACGCTTAGCGTTCTGACCCAATACTTGGTCGTATACAGTAGTTGTACCAGCAGGAACAAGTACACCATCAATTTTGCTATCGCTACCACCACGAGTAGTTGCATCGTTCAAGTATTTCCAGTCAGACTTGTAGAAGTCGTAACCAATACGGAAACCAGAGAATCCAAGATTCAATGCCATATCCTCGTCGTTATCAAACAACCCGTAAGAAGCAGTTGACTGACCACTGCTGTTTTGTGCAGCCAATACACGGTCGATATCGAAACCAGTAGCACGGTTTACGAACAACACGTTTTCTTGAATTGCACCTTCTTTATCAAGAACTTTAGCAAATGCCTCAAGGTCATCACGGTCAGTAATTACACCAGAAGTTGTATTACCGTTTGTTTCAATTTCGAAGAACATACCTTTAGTACCTTTCATTCCAGCTACCGCTGCTGCTGAACCAGTTGCTGCAGGAGTACCTTCAATCATAGACATTTCCAAGTAGTCTTCGAAACGTAGACGAGTTTCGTGCTCAGACTTCAAGTACCACAAGTAACCGCTTGCGCCATTCTCTGTAGTTACTTCAACCCAACCAACGTGTGCCATCTCAGAACCAGATACTTCGTACTTGTCTTTGATGATGATAGGGTTGTTTTCTTTGCTCTCGAAATCAGCTTCCAAAGAACCGTCCATTCCACGTGTTCCTTTTTTGAATTCAGAACCGTAAACAAACAACTTAACTGTATCATTTGCATCGAATGGGCCTAAGCCATCAGCCGCTGCTGCTGAGTCAATCAAACTTAATGTTGAATAAGTAGCAACGTCAATAGAATCTGCTGCGCTAGCGTCAGTGATGTAACACTTAGCTTCTACACCACTTGCTCCAATAACTACGACAGTTTGACCTGTACGGAAGTTGTGAGCTGTCGCGGCAATAGTGTTTGCATCAGTAATGCTTCCAGAAGCACGTACGTGTAGACGTCCTTGCTCACTCCACTTGATTAAATCAGATGTAGTTGGCAATTCAGCGCTAACCATACGCAAGAAAGATGCGATAGAACGGTTACCGTAACGCTCAAATTCCTTCTCGTATAAGTCCGGTAGGTATTGTTGAGCAAAAGTGTAATTTGCGTTTGACAAATAGTTTTCGTTTGCCAAGATTTTGTCCGGTGCAGGAGTAAGGCTAGTTGAACCAGCTACTGTTCCATCACCATTAAATGTAATAGTTTGTGCCATTTTAATTTAGTTTATAGCATTAACGTTTATTTATTTTCAAACCAGACATAAATGGAGCGCTGTCTTCGACAACTCTAAATTTAGGGCCAGGTTTTGACGAATCAACATTAGAACGCACACCCATATCAATGTTCTTTCCCTCACTAACTACATTGTTAATAGCACTTGCCTTACCTTGCTCGTAAAAGAACTTGGCGTAAGCTTCGGGGTTAAGAGCCATAGATAACGCTGTGTGATACTTTTTAGCATCTATCAAAGCACCGTTCTCGTCAGTATGAGCATTGATAAAGTTTGACAAATCACTTTGTTTTGACTTCACCTCTGACAAGTCTTTCGGTTTAAAGACTACCTTTTCTTCTCCGATTTTAAATTCAAAACCTTTGAAATCATCGTTGAATAAAGATTGTGTCTTCTCCTCAAAAGTCTTTCGTACGGACTCCGAGCGTTTTGACTGTTCCTCTTGTTGCTTCTTATATAATTGATAAAACTCAACAGCTTCTTTGGACTGCTCAGACAAAGGAAGTTCACTTGACTCAAGCGGCTTCTTGTATTTGTCTTTCTGCGATTCAAAGAATTGCTTTGCTTTATACAATTCCTCTTTCATCTCAAGCTTCTTGGTTTTCACCAATGTCTCGTCAGCACCTTCGTTATAACCGAATTTTACATCGATTAAAGCTTCTATATCGTCATTATCCAAACCATTCTTTGTCTGGCGGTAATACTCTCGTAATAACTCGCCTTCATTGACATTATCATAGTCCTGCTGAAGCTTCAGGAAATCTTCCAT